ACGTTATGCGTTTTATCCGTATGGCTGATTACATTCATATAACGGATAAATACGGCAGGGAATACGATTGCGACACGTTTTTAATTACCCCGAAATGGCAAACGCAGGGGGATTTGGCGAGCGTGGAAATTGAGTTTAAAACAAATACCGTCGTGAAAAAAATAGGACGTGGCTATATAATAGCAAACAAAGGAGATTTTAACGAAGATTTCAATAATGATTTCAACAACAATTAAATTAATTATATTATGGGAAATTACGAACAATTAAAACAAGCGATTTCCGATGTTATTAAAACAAACGGAAACCAAGAAATTACCGGATCAATATTGCAAAACGTATTATTGTCGATAATTTCTACAATTGGAACGAATGCAACATTTGCAGGAATTGCGACACCAACAACAAATCCCGGAACACCCGACCAAAATGTTTTTTATTTATCATCAGTTAAAGGCGTATATTCAAATTTTAATGGAGAGAATGTTTTGGATGAAACAATACTTTTTTTTAATAAAAACGGGAGTTGGAAAAGCGTAAAAACCGGAATTGGAACTAGAGAAAAAATTTTAGAATTAGAGCAATTCTATCATAATTTTAACCTTGAACCATCAAATGAAATTAATTCTTATGAAATAATAAATGGTAAATATGTAAACAATAAAGGGAAAGAAGTTGAAAATCAACGTTTTAGCTATATTAAATTAGAAAACATTGATGATATATATGCAATATCAGTAAAAACAATTACTGGAGTAGATTCACCTATATTGTTATGGATGGATGAAAATAATAATATAATAAATAAAATAGGAACTCCGTATAATAATTTCTATGCGGCAGTAGATTCAATAAAACCATTAAATGCTAAAAAACTTATATCAAATGTATATCAAGGTTCTGAAAATATAACAATTAAAAAACTGATATTTAAAGACACTCCATTGTCAGAAGAATTGCAACAAAACGTTAAAAAAGTAGTGGATGGATATAACGGGGTTAAAAATATATCAGAAGTTGAACAAAAATATAAAGCTGACTATTTTGGAAGCGTGCCAATATATACAATTGATGGGAATTACTATAAAAATATAAATGGAGAAATAGGAAATATAGGTTCATTTTGCATTGAAAGATATATAATACCAAAAGAAGCTACAAAATTAAATGTTACGAAAGCTACAATCGGAGTGGCATATTCTTTGTTTAGGGATTGTTACGGGAATATATTAGGGGGGTTTGATAACATAGCAGAAGAAATTCAAATACCGCAAAACTCTATATTTATAGATTTTTCATATATAAAAAAAAATGGAATTGATTTTGCATTTGATGTTGAATACAATATACTTGAACAATATCTTTTAAGACTGCAAAATCAAATTGGATATGGAAACTTTTACAAGACAAAAGCAATATTAGAAAATCAATATTATTCAAAACCAACCGGATATATAACAGAATTGCAAAATTTTAGAATACAAAAAATAGAAATACCATTTGGGGCGGAAAAAATTGATATTAAGTATTTAAATTCCGGTGTTGCTTATAATCTAATAAGAGATGTTAATGGGAATATAATAGATTACAAGACCGGAAAATTAAGTGGAACAGAATGGGAACTTTCTAAAAAATCCTATTTGTTAGAGATATGTTATAGTAAAAATAATGAAATGGAAATTTCATTTATGCCAAAATCCGGTATTGTAGAAAAAATTGAAAAATTAGAGAATAGATATAATCCAAACTATTGGGAAGGTAAGAAAATATGTATAATTGGAACGTCAGTTGCATTTGGATCGTTAGCAAGAGTTTCTTATGTGCAAAATGCAGCGAAAGCATTAGGGGCAAATATAATATGTGCAGCAATACCGGGTTTAGCTATTCATTGCAAAAAAAATGAAAGCAATATATATTATCCTATTAATACAGCAGGTTCTTCTGTATTATCAAAAAACGAATATGAAACAGCAAAAGAAAACGGGTTAACAGATATTGTAATACCAACAGAACCAATACCAACATGGAATCCCGGTGGACAATCAAACCGATTTTATGCAACATGGGAAAATATATTCAGTGAGGAAAACAGAGATGTTGACTTATGGGTTTTTGCTACAATTCCAAATAATACAGATTTTAGCAAAACAGATTGGGATTTGTTTAAAAAACCCGACGTTGAAACCGCTTATGATGTAACCCAATGGGGATATACTGATGATACAACATTCGAAGAACATAGAACTACTTTTTTGGGTGCGATGCTCTACTTGATTGATAAAATGTATAAATTAAATGAAAATGCAAGAATGGTTCTTGTAATTGATAGCCCATTTCAATATAAAAACGGAAAAGAGGCTTTCCAATTACTATATGAAACCTTTGGTATTCCGGTTGTTGATTTGTGGGGGAAAATGCAGTGGACAACGCCCGCAAAAAAAATATTGCTATCCAATAATGGAACAGATAGACACCCAAGCGCATTTGCACAAGAAAAAATGGGTATAATTATGTCAAATGAATTGCTAATGATAAAATAATATGGAGAGAATATTTAATTGGGAACAATGGCGTATAATCGCCATTTCCACGGTTAGCCCGTTATTTGGGTATTTAACCCCGACAAAGGGTTTTGTTTATGCGTTAGTAGTAATGTTTGCGTTCAATATTTGGGCGGGAATGAGGGCGGACGGCGTGGCGATTGTGCGATGCAAAAACTTTTCGTTCCGTAAGTTCAAAAACGCATTGTGCGAATTGCTTTTGTATCTGTTTATTGTGGAGGCGATTTTTTTTATTATGAAAAATTGCGGCGATGAAAATGCGGCGGTTATCGTGGTAAAATCACTAACATACGTGTTTATGTATGTGTATTTGCAAAATGCGTTCCGCAATCTGATTATTGCGTACCCCCGAAATTTGGCATTACGTATTATTTACCATGTTATCCGTTTGGAGTTTACAAGGGCTTTTCCGTCGCATTTGCAACCGATAATTGACAGATTGGAAAAAGAATTTGGGGACGACCCGGACATTAATAAAAAAAAGAAAGGAGAAAACGAAAATGAGTAAATAAATAGTCATATTTGCAACGGGGATAGGTCGGAGTAGCTACCGACCGAAAGGGCAAGCCAACAGCCCGTCCCCGTTTCTTATTATGAACATGAATAACCCAATTACAAAGGAAAAAATACGTAATATACCAAGAATAAAAGGGAAAGAAAATCCATTGTTTGAGGGGAAAAGCCCGGACGCAAAAGCAGTAATTCAATATGACATGAAAAATAACATTGTGGCTAAATATAACAGCGTACACCAAGCAGCAAGAAAAAACGATTTTAGTTATAGTTGTATTGCAAGGGTATGCAGAGGCGAAAGAAAAACATATAAAAAATTTAAATGGAGTTATGAAACAGAAAGTAATTATTCTTGATGGAGGTCACGGCGTGGATTGTGCCGGAAAACGTTCCCCCATTTGGGGAGACGGTTCCCAATTGTTTGAATGGGAGTTTAACCGTGACATTGTACGCCGTATTGCGGCGATGTTGAAAGCGGAGGGAATAAAGTTTGAAATTTTGGTACCGGAGGACAACGACGTATCATTACCGGAACGTTGTCGACGTGCAAACGTTATCCATGCAGATTGCGGCAACAACGCCGTTTTGTTTAGCGTTCATGGGAACGCCGGAGGCGGCACCGGGTGGGAATGTTACACAAGCGTAGGACAAACGAAAGCGGATGCAATCGCAACCGTTCTTTGCGAAGAAGCGGAAAAGGAGTTTGCCCCGGACGGTTGGAAAATGCGTTTCGATTATATAGACGGCGACCCGGACAAAGAAAGCCAATTTTATATACTGAAACATACGGTTTGCCCGGCGGTATTATCCGAAAACTTTTTCATGGACACGGAGAAAGATTGCCGTTTTATGATGACGGACGCAGGGCGTGAGCGTATCGCCAAAGTACATTACAATACAATAAAACGTATCTTATGAAAAAATATCTAATAATAGCGGCAATTGCTTTGGCGGTTGCCGCCGTTGTCACTATATGGGTGCAACGTTCCCGGATTAATCAGTTAACCGGGGAAAGGGACAAATACAGAACCAACACGGAAACGTTATTGCAGGACGTTTCCCGGTACCAAACAAAAGATAGTTTGAACGCCGCAAAAGTTGGGGTTTTGGAACTGAAATTGTCAGAGTTTGAAAGATACCGGGCGAGCGATGCGGAGTTGATAAAGACGTTGCAGACAAAGAACCGGGAGTTGGAACGGGTTACAACAACCCAAATGGAAACAATCAACGAATTGCGGGCAACCGTCCGGGATAGTGTTGTATATTTGCTCGGCGATACGGTTACGACCGTTTTACGATGCGTCGATATTGTCGAACCGTATTTTGAGTTGCACGGATGCGCCACGCCGGACGGACAATTTACCGGGACGCATATAAACCGGGATAGTCTGTTGATTGTCGAAACGGTGCAATACAAACGTTGGTTAGGTTTTTTATGGAAAACCAAGAAAATAAAGAACCGGGAAATTGATGTTATCAGCAGGAACCCGCATACAAAAATAATGGGGGTTGAATATATAGAGATTGAAAAATGAGTATTTTTGTATCAAATACTTTTTCATTCCATTTATAAGATTGTTTTTAAGGATTAGCCGGGTTTTCCCCGGCTTTTTTAGTTTTGCCCATTTTTAGCCCCGTAGCGGGCTTTTCTTTCCCGGATGGATAAATTACACATTTCGCCCGAAAAAGTGGCTTAAATCGAAAATTCGACCAAAATAACTATCTTTTGAACCAAAAACAGAATTTTTTGCCATTTTCCTATAAAATAAAAAGAAATTCTTTTGGTAATTAAAATAAAGGTTGTATATTTGCATTGTCAAACAACAACGACGGGGCGTTTACCCCGAACAATTAAAAGAAAATCAAAATGGCAACAACAATTTACAACGGTTTATTATACACAACAAAAGAAATTAATCGCAATTTCCGCATTAAAATCAACGGTATTGTTGACGGTAAAAAGGTTAACAAGTTGGTAGGCGTTAAAGGATTGATTGAATTGATTGGCGTTGAAATGGCTAATAAGATGTTGCGCCATGCATTTAATGGCACCGATGATAAAACCGTTTGCAAATTGCGCAGAGGAATAAAGATAAGTTTCTATGTTAAATAATATCCGACCGGGCGGGTTCCCGGAACCAAATACAAATTCGTATGAGTTCAGAAAAAAGAAACAAGTTAAGCGAGATTTTCAAATTGGCGTGGCAGTTCGTAAAACGCAATGGTTATAAACTTTCAGAGGCTTTAAAATGTGCATGGTTGAACATTAAGTTGAAAGCCGAAATGAAAAAACGAATTGTAAAATTCTACTTTCAGAAAATAGACGGTTCATTGCGTGAGGCATACGGAACCACAAACCCGGAAACAATCCCGGCAACAACCGGAACCCGGAAACCCGCCGACACGGTACAAACGTATTTCGATACAGAAAAGCAGGAATACAGATGTTTCAAAAAAGCTAATTTAATTCGTATTGCATAATCAACGCCGGGGATTTCCCCGGCAAAAAAACAAATGATATGAAAACAATAAACAACGTTGATGATTTAAGCGACGATTTGTGTTTATATTGTCCTTTGGATGATGGCGAAAAAGGAACCCACGGCGTCCCAAATGGATATATAAGTTGTGAGGGGCGTTGTTGCCAAGAAGCGTATGAAATGTATATTGAGGAATGGACGGAATAACAAATTGTATGGAAAGTATAATAATAAAAGAAATTGAAATGATGTTGGAACTACCTTTGCACGAAAGACAAAAAGCGTATTTCCAAGACTTATTAAACGCCGCAAAGCCCGTTAAAATAGTTCCGGCGGCTGATGTATTGGAGGATTACGAATTGGACTACATACGGCACGTAATTAAGCCAAAGCCGAAAGAATGTTATCGAAATTCCCATTTACTTTGCGAGGCGTTCCCGGAACGGATTCTTTATTGTGAGGGAAAAACAAACGTCCCAATACCGATTGACCATGCGTTTAACAAGGTCGGCGACGCATATATTGACATAACATTTGAATTTGCGTTGCATGAAAACCCGTCAATATATGAGTACGTAACATTTGGCGAGTACGACGCAAAGACCATACGAAAAGCAGTATTGGAAACCGGATATTACGGCGAAATTTACAACTGGTTGTATTATCAGAGTAAGAAATAAAAAGACCCCCGGCGTCATAAATCAATATGCACCGGGGGAATTTTACGCAGTAACCGAGAGCGATATTTGGTTGATGCGGTACCACAAAAATATATTGTTTGCCGTAAATTGCAAAACAACCCGCAAAAATAAATTTGAAATAAAAGTATTTATTTTTGGTAATTAAAGAAATATTTGTACCTTTGCATTGAAGTTAAGCCCACGCACGGGGATAGTGCGAAATAATATGAATATCAGAAAAGACAAAGAATTGAACATTTTGGCGAAAGCAGCCGGAAAGAAAGCAACAGAAGTTGAAACAATCATTGTAAACCAATTAATCCAAAAGGAAATGATACAAGACGACCCGGAATTTTGGGGATGCACTTTGTTTGATAGTATCGAACGTGACGTTCCGGTTTCTGATGTTGTCGGCATTATCAAAGCAACCGGAATTTCGGTTGTACGTTCCGAACATTTGGACGCATTTCTGAATTTGGTATTGGTCGGAAAAGGAGATTGCCCGGTATGTGGCGGAGAAATGGAAGTTACCGACGCCGATTATAAATGTTGCGGCGGCGATGGGTATTTAACCCCGTATGAATACGAACCGATATTTGAGGAAAAAACCTGCAAACATTGCGGACACGTAGAATAATAACCATAAAAATAAACAATATGAAATTAAGAGTAAATGAAGCAATCGCCCGTTCCGAGGCGAACGGAAAAAAGGTATTGAAAAAGGATATTGCAGCCCGTTTATTTGAGGGCGCAAGCGAAAGCGCACAGCAGGTAAATATGACAAATCTTTGCAACGGGACAACCAAAAGGATTGTTCCGGAATGGGTAGTAATAATTTGCGAAATGTGCGGTTGTTCCGCCGATTATCTGTTTGGAATGGAGGATTAAAACCATGAAAAAGAAGTTTATCGAAAAAATGGAAAAGATGGTTGATGTTTTCTTTTCCGATGCGTGGCAAGCAAAGGTTTTTGCAATGATATTTAGCATTTTCGGAGTAATATGTTTTATTGCCGGATTTTGGAATTATATTCATTTTTTGTTTTCTGCAATGTGTGGATTAATGGCTTATGTATTGTTTAACGAATTAAAGAGCAAATAACATGAGAGCGAAAAAGAAACAGCCGGAAAACCCGGAAAAAAGTATTGCAAACACAATGGGTAACGCAGTAAATGCGGTTAAGAAGTTGGCGGAAGCAATGGGACAATTGCCCGCCGATAAATTCCCGGAAATAAACGATGAACAACAGATTGTCCCCGGATTGGATGCCGTCGAAATAGAACAGCCCGCCGGGGCTTTTGAAATTGTGCCGGGCATGACGGTTGAGGAAATGACAGCAATGTTTTTTGATGGTGCGTTGATTGAACCGCCGTATAAAGTATGGCAGCTAAACAGCAAAGGACACCGATATTATTACAAGTTTGACGACAACGGAACCCCGGAATTTTATCCGTCAGTTACAACAATTTTGTCCCAAACAATGCCACAATCGCCGTTTCTGATAAAATGGATTGCCGACAAAGGTATTGACGAGGCGGAACGATACAAAGCAGAACGGGCGGCGTATGGTACATTTATGCACGCCCAATTTGAGGAACTTATAATTAACCGGGTTTATGATTTGGACGGATTGAAAGCCAAATTGAAAGATTATATTGATAACAACAAATTGCCCGCCGATTTCATTTATTACGCTGATGATTTCAAAAAGGATATATTAGCATTTGCGCAATTTGTTTTGGATTATGACGTTAAACCGTTAGCCGTGGAAATTGCGTTGGTACACCCCGTTTATAATTACGCCGGAATGATTGATTTACCGTGTACGATGTTATCAAAGCCCGGTTCAAAAGAATACATAAACGCAATTGTGGATTTCAAAAGCGGGCGCAAAGGATTTTACGAAGAAGCGGAAATTCAGTTGCATTTATATGCGATGATGTGGGACGAAAATTTCCCGGATATTCCGATTGACCGTGTTTTCAATTTTAGCCCGAAAGATTGGAGAAAGAAACCGACGTACAATTTGAAAGACCAAACAGACAGCCCGAACGCAAAGAAAATCCCGTATCTTTTGGAGTTGGCATCAATTGAGGACGAAAAACGGGATAATACATTTACGGCGGTTTCCGGGGAAATATCATTGGATAACGAACCGGATTTGACAAACAATATTGTTTCGCTGACGTTGGCGGAACTTGTTAAAAGCAAAGCCCCGGCGGAAAAGAAAAAGCCGGAACCGGAAAAAGCCGTTACCGTTGAGGATTTGAAGAAAGACCCGGAACCCGAACCACAGCCGGAACCCGAACCACAACCGGAACCGGAGGAAAAGAAAACCAAGACCGTAAAGAGAACCACACGAAAAACGGCAAAAACGGCGGGAAACAAGCCCGTCAAGGAAAAGAAAACCGCAAAACGTACAATTACACCAAAAAAAGAAAAAGTGGCTAAAATCGAAGAAAAACAGCCTAAAAAGCCGGAACCCGTGACAAAGAAAGATTTGTTGAATACTGAAATTAATATATAAAAGCAAGGGGCGGAAAGCCCGTCCCCGTTTCTTATTTGTTGGCAGTTCTTAAAAGTTGGCAATTATGGAAAATGAAATTTGGAAAGACATTCCCGGATATGAGGGGTATTATCAAGTTAGTAATTACGGGAGGGTAAAGTCAATGTATTTTTATGCTTGTAATTTAGAATGGTGTTCTCATAAATATAATATGAATTATGGAACAAAAATAAAAAGGCAGGCAGAAAAGATACAAACGCCCGTTTCCCAATATGATATGAAAGGGAAATATATAAAAACGTATAAAAGTATAAAGCAAGCATACGAAGAAACGGGAATAGATAAAACGGGTATCAGTATGTGTTCAAGAGGATTGTTAAAAACGTCCGGAGGATATATTTGGAAGAAAGGAGGAAAAAATGAAAGGTAGAATAATGCGTAATGAACCAATAAATAGAATATCATTACCTATAATTGGGAAAATAAAAGTTGGCGTAAAAGATGAAAAGGGATTACCTAAAAGTATAGATTATTTTGTAAGCACCGGGAAATATGCAGGATTATTTAAGAAAGCATACGGAGAGAAGCCGCAAACAATACAAATAGTATTTGCCTATGATGAACCGGAAAAGTCATGCCGGGAAGAATATCAATATAGGGATGATGCGGGTAAATTGGTTGCATACGGCGACGGGGAAACGTTCTTTGTATGGAACGGGAAACAATATGCACAATACAGTACAAAAGATTATCCCGATTTAATGGCAGGCGTTGCGCAAAAACACCCAAACCGGGCTGTTAAGAATGGCGGCGACGGATGGATTGTAACGTTAACCGTAACTTTTATTATTCCGTTGGTTCGTGGCGTTGGCGGGGTATGGCAATTCACGACAAAGGGTACGGCGTCAACAATACCCAATATCCGTGATACATTCGACGCCATATTGGAAGAAAAGAAGTTCGTCAAAGGAATTATCTTTGATATGAACGTACAATTTGCAGTTTCTCAAAAGCCCGGCGACCGTTCCCGTTATCCGGTTGTTACGATTGTTCCAAACGAAAGTGAGGAAAATTTGTTTGCGGTAAAAGAAGCATTTAAGCCCGTACAGTTGTTGGAATAAAAAAAAAGTATTATATTTGTGGCGTAAAACGATCGACCGTTACCGATTGAAAGATATTTGCTAATTAGCTACAAAGCCCCTTTTAGATGTGTAACGGCTCTAATTGGGGCTTTCTTTTTTTAATTATGACTTACAATATTTTGATTGACCAAAGATTCGCCGTTGCGAATAAACTGACTATTGTTCAAACAACAACGCTTGCAGCGTGTATGACATTGCCAACGTGGACTAATACAATTACGGTTGATGGCATTGTTTGGTATCAATATTCAGAAACAAAAATGGTAGATGATTTTCCGTTGCTTTTTTCAATCCCTAAAAGAGTTTACAAAAACATTAAAGAACTTGCAGACAGAGGATTTATTGAGTTGAGTTCTTTTGGGAAAACAAAGTATCTAAGATTTACAGAAAAATGTAAAACATGGAACAGAAGCGAAACGGACTTTAATCAGTCCGAAAACGGACTACAAGACTATAATATTAATATACAGCAGTCCGAAAACGGACTAAAAAACAGTCCGAAAACGGACTTTAATCAGTCCGAAAACGGACCACAAGACTATATTATTAATAATAATAATAATATTAATAATATTAATAACACTATAAAGAAAGAGGCTAAAGCCTCAAAAGAAAATCCAAACGGATTTTCACAAGACAATTTTTCAAACGAAGAAAAAACAGTTAAAGCAAGTATTGTTTATGGGTTTACCCCGGAATTGTTGGACGTCAGAAAACAAGTAATTGATAAAGTTGATAATTACTTTGCAAAACTTGTATTCCCATTTGATAGCGATGAATTTAAACGGAACTTTTATATTTTGATGTGTCAACCGAAATGGAGAACGTCGCAAAAGAGTTTTTCAGCGATACAAGCAAACTTAAATGGTTTGAGTAAATACCCGGAAGAATTTGCGCTGATTCTGATAAAAGAAAGCATTTCAAAAGGTTGGGCGGCGTTAGAATATGATTCAACCCCCGAAAAATACGAAAAATGGGAAAAAATGAAACGTTCCGTAAAGACAGAGCAGCAAAGCAGCAAAGAAATTGCGGATATGATGAAGTATTTAAACAATGATTTTGATTGATATGGGAGCAATTGAAAAAAAAGAAAATACGGCGTTAGAAATATATAATACCAAGCCCGGAACAAAAGCCATTGAAGTACGCCGTATAATGGTGCAATTGCCGGAGGTTGCCAAAGCATTAAACCCAGTTGAAAAATATGTTTTCGCAGCGTCAACAAAAACACCAATTGCGGAAATTGACGATGCAAAATTAGTTGAAAATCTTTCGTTACTGTTTAAGCGTATAGCAATAGACGTTGGTTATATAATACCACAGAATGAAAATGATTGGAATTATATACAATCCCGGTTGTTGGATATTCTGAAACGTTATCACTCTGATATGACGTTGGCGGATATTAAGATAGCTTTTGAGTTGGCGACGACCGGGGAATTAGACGAATTTTTGCCGAAAGATAAATACGGGAACCCGGATAAAAATCATTATCAACAGTTCAACGCCGATTACTTTGCAAAGATTCTGAAAGCATACAAGCAAAAGCAGACAGATGTAATTGATAAAGCATACAAAGCTATACCGAAAAAAAACAATGAAATTTCGCCGGCGCAAATACGGCAATTTGAGATACAAAGACAATGGCGGAACCGTTATATTTTCCTTTGCTACAAATACACCGGGAAATTAATATTGGGGCTAACTGATGATATGTTTTTGTATGAATGGTTGCAAAAATGCGGGTTGGCTGATGATGTACAAGTTAAAGAGGACGACCGCAAAGAAGCGTTTGCCCGGTATATGCAGCGTGTAGTCCGTGGAATGATAAACCAATATACGGCGTTTCAAGTTCGCCGGAAAGGAACCGAAAGCCCGGAAATTGATTTTACGGCGTTTGAGGTTGCCCGGAGAAAGGAGATTATAAAAGCATTTGACCGGATGATTTCCGAGGAAATGCAAGTTGATAACTACATGAAGTTTTAAATATGGAACGATTTATTGTTTGCTTTATAATTGGCGTAATAGGTTATTTTACAAAAGCGGGAGGATATAAAGATGAAAATTGAAAAATGTGGAAACATAACATTAATAAACGGGGATTGCATGGAGTTTATGCAATCCCAAAGTGATAAATCTTTTGATTTGGCAATTGTTGACCCGCCATACGGAATTGATTACGCTGCAAAACCTGCAAGGTCAAAGCATGAAAAAAAGAATTGGGATAATGATATACCAAATGATATTTATTTTGACGAACTTTTCAGAATTTCTAATAAATGTATAATATGGGGTGGAAATTATTATAAATTGCCTCCATGCCAATGTTTTATATTTTGGTACAAACAAAATCCGGTTCCTAACTTTTCAGATGGTGAGTTTGCGTGGACTAATTTTAATTGTCCTGCAAAATGTTTTGATTATAGATATTATGGAAATTTACAAGGTAAAAGTTCAGTCAAAGAAGAAAAAATACACCCCACACAAAAACCAATAATATTATATGAATGGCTATTACAAAATTTTGCAAAATCCGGACAAAAAATATTGGACACGCACGGCGGAAGTATGAGCCATGCAATAGCCGCACATAAATTGGGCTTTGATTTAACTATAATTGAAAAAGACCCGGTTTATTATGAACAAGCAAAGAAAAGATTAATTGAGTTTCAAAGACAGCAAGTTTTATTTTAATTATGAAAATTTCAGCAGTAGTGGGGATTGACCCCGGAACAAGTGGGGGTATAGTAACATGGCGACCGAGCCATAACATAACCGCCATAAAAATGCCAAAGGATATAAACGAACTCAAAGACTATTTGTTGTATTTGAAAAGCATTTGTTCGCCAATTGTCTTTTTGGAAAAATTGAGCGTGCGCCCGGATGATGTAACGCCGGGTGCCGATGGCGTAAATATGGGTAAATTGTACCGAATACAAAAGATGATGGCAAACTTTGAGCAATTGAAAGCAATCATTTCAGTTTGCGACATTCCGTTTGTTATGGTACACCCTATGAAATGGCAAAACGAATTGAAGTTGCGAGCAAAGACGACACGAAAAAAAGAAGAAAAGAACGAGCGAAAACGCAGATACAAAGAGATTGCCGGGAATTTGTACCCGGAATTGAAACCGACATTGTGGAACGCCGACGCCACGTTGATAATGCACTTTGGACGATACATTTTGCGCAACAACCCCGGTTGGGTGCGTCAGAATTTACCAAGCAATATGCACGAACGTTTGTTTTAGCCACGTAGAGCGATTTTAATTTCAAAATGGATAAAATATACATGGAAGAAGAAAAAGCCCCGCAAATCGAAAATCCGGAAAAAATAAGTATTCCGGATTTTAAAGAATATGAAATTGATAGAAACGGAAATGTGTTTAGAAATGGAAAGTTGATGAAACAGCAAACAAACACATACGGTTATAAACACATTCATTTAAGTATTGGAGGGAAAGTAACCACATGTTTAGTACATAGACTTGTTGCAATGGCATTTATTCCAAACCCGGACGGTAAACCATGCGTTGACCATATAGACGGAAATAGAAAAAATAATTCTGTTGATAATTTAAGATGGGTTACTATAAAAGAAAATAATAATAACCCAATAACAAAAGAACGTATTGGATTATCTAAAAGTGGAGAAAATTGTCCTTTTTATGGGAAACGTGGCAAATGTTGTTTACATTCAAAACCTTTGTTTCAGTTTAAGAACGGGGAATTGATAGGTTATTTTGAAAGTATTGATGAAGCATGTAAAAAATATGGTTACGACCATTCTTTAATAACAAGATGTTGCCAACATAAAGTTTCAATTGCATACGGTTATGAATGGGAATATGCCTTTGATTATTTTATTGAATTAACAAAACAATTGCGTCATAATCAACGCAGATATTTTGCCCAACGCAGACCGGAAATATTGGAAACGTGTAAACGTTTAGAAGGTGAAGTTGATGCAGTTATTGCAAAGATGTTTGATAAACAATTGAAAATGTTTTAAGGTATGCCCGGCATGTAATATTGCCGGGCTTCTTTGTTTTTTTTGAGAAATAAAAAGAAAAACTTTTGGAGATTAAAATAATATACGTATATTTGCAGTGTTGAAAGTTCAACGCACCGACCGGGCGGGTTCCCGGATAAATTATAAAACTATGAAGTTATTAGAGATTCACAAAAACGGTATTAATGCGCATAATAATGAAGTTTCATTTTATGGCATAGATTTTCAAACAAAAACATTGATGTTTGATGGAATAGAAAACGTTGAATGTGCAATAGAAATTGCAAAAGAGTTAGGATATAAGATTTCTGAAATACAAATGATGTTTTGATATGTTTATAGATGAAGTAGGAGCAACCCGGCACGCAATAAGCGACAAAGAGTTGAACGAATTATACAAGCGTTTGGAAAATTTCATTGCTGATTGCACGGTTGAGGAAGCGAAAGAAAGCCGGGACGCATTTGTTAAGGTGCAACAATGATATACCAAAGAATGAGAGAAAACAAAAAATAATATTAATCAGCCGGGGGAAACCCCGGCACAAACCGAGAGCAAAAATGATAGTAAAGAAATTAGAATTGGTAAACTTTCAAGTAATTAAGGAGTTTAACGCAGATTTTGACGGTAACGTTTATTTCATTACCGGGGATAATGAGTTGGGAAAATCAACCGTGTTAAAAGCAATTGGGGCTTTGTTGACCGGGAACCGTGACGCCGTATTGAAGAATGGAGAAAGCAAAGGTTTTGCAAAAATGATTGTCGGCGACGACGGCGAGGAATACGAGGTTGAATTGAAATTCACGAAAGCAAACCCACGTGGCACGTTATCAATTAAATCAAAGACAACCGGAATGAAAAGTGATAACGTTTCTATGTTGCAAAAGATTTTCGGTTATACAGATTTTGACGCCGTGGAATTTTCCCGTTGGTCGGAAACCGCCGAGGGACGCAGAAAGCAAATTGAGGTTGTAAAGTCTTTGTTGCCGGAAGAAGTAAGAACAAGGATTTCCGAAATTGATACAACCGTTGCCGGGCTTAAAACAGAACGTACCGGAGTAAACCGAGATTTGAAAACCTACAAATCAATATCAGATGCAGCCGGGCAGGGATTGACAACGCAGGATTTGAAAACGTATGCCAAACCAAAGGACATTACGGAACTGATGAAAGAACAAGCCGAAAACGCCCAATTGATAGAAAAAGCAAAAACCGTTCGTTCGGCTTTGGAGCAAAGAAAAAAGCAGTTGGAAGAAATTCCGGAACGTTTAGCAGCGGCAAAAGCGACATACGAAAAAGCCATTGAAGAAGCTAAAAAAGCGATAGAAAGAACTGAAAAACTTTACAAAGAAGCTATTGCACAAATAGAAAGTGAAAAGGCAGATTATGAAGCACGAAAAGCAAATGCCGAAAAATGGTTGGCTAATTATGAAGAAAACAACCCGGAAAAATTAGATACATCCGAGCAGTTGAGAAAAGCCGAGGAACACAACAAAATGGCTGCAAAGGTTGCCGATTATCTTTCAAAGAAAGAACAAGCAGACGACAAAAAAGCAGAAGCGGAAAAGATGGATTCAGAAATTGCGGAATTATCCGCAGAGCGTGAAAAACTTATTTCGTCGGCGAAATTACCGATTCCCGGGCTTTCGTTTAGTGATGATGGGTTAGTATTAAATGACGTCCCATTTGTCGCCGGAAAGGTTTCAGATTCGCAAATAATGGAGGTTGCCGCAAAACTGATTATTGCAAGTAACCCAACGGTTAAGGTATTCAGAATTGCGAGGGGCGAAAGTTTGGGACAAAAGAGATTGCAGGCAATTTTGGATTTGGCAAAAAAAGAGGGATTCCAAGGTTTTATTGAAAGTGTTGTAAGGGGACAGCAGGATTTAATTATTGAGGAATACACAGAACAATAATAATAAACCGGGGGTCGTTAAATCAAAGACCCCCATAAAACAAAAACAATATGGAAGTAAAAGACATGACAATTTCGGACGTTTTGAAAACACCCGAATTTTATAATAATCTGAAAGTGGTTATTTCCGATTTGGAAAACATCCGGAGAAATGCAGGAATAAGCGCAAACGCCCCATTGAAACGGCACCCGATAGACCGATTGCAGGAAAAAGGAGTTTTTGAACCGGGACAAATGACCGTTCTTTATGCGTCGGCGATGGATAAAAAATTGCAGGGGTATTCAAGCAGCGAAAGAACGTTTCTTTTGAATGTAGGCGGAGAGGCTTTTAATAAGACCATGAAACAATTTGTTGACCAAGAAAAGAAAGACAATGAGGAAAAGAGAGATAACAGCAACGGGAATGATTAATAATAACGGCGGTTTACAAATGTACATGGGCGAATTAAATCAATTCTTTGCAATGCACAAAGGTAGCCGCATAATCGCCCGTTTTATTGTAGCGTCGCCCGGTTCATCAGAGGCTTTGAAAGGTTATTATTTCAATTACGTTGTACCAACGTTTAGAACCGGAATTTGGGAGGCGGGCGAACGTCTGACAGATGAACAAACCGAACGCCGATTGCGTGAGTTGTCCCCGGTAATGTATGAGCAAATACCGAATATTGAAACCGGGGAATATGAAACCCGGTTGCGTAAAATATCAGAGTTGAGCAATGCGGAATTGATAGAACACATTGAGCATTTAAAACAGATTGCAAGTGAAGAATATTATATATATATAGCAGACCCAAATGAAATTTGATTATGAAAAAAGTAACATTGAAAGACAGCAAAGGAAATGAGATAAACGACATTATGAAAGATGTTTTGACGTTCGATTGTGAAACAACCGGGTTGCCCCCAAAGGGCGCAAAATGGGACGTTGATTTTGCGGAATTTCCAAATATTGTGCAATTGGCATGGGCGGTAAACGAAAAGGAACGTTCCTACATTATTAAGCCGGAGGGATGGGAAATACCGGAAGTGTCAACAGAAGTTCACGGAATTACAGCAGAGAGAGCAAACGCCGAGGGCGTCCCATTTGCTGATATTATAGGCGAATTTTTGGAGGATTGCGAAAAAGCCCGTTTGTTGGTAGGACACAACATTTACTTTGATACGTCAATTGTAAAAGCAATGATATTGCGAATTATGGGGCGTGAGTATTACGACGAAAAAGCCGAGGACGCATTGTTTAAGGGAAAACGAATTGATACCATGATGAAAACAATTAAATTTGTCGGCGCAATGTTTGCAAATGGAAGCCCCGGAAAATTCCCGACGTTGGAAGAACTTTATAATAAATGTTTCCCCGGCGAAACATTCCCGGCGCATGATGCGTTGGAGGACGTGAAAGCCTGCAAACGTTGTATTCCGGTTTTGGTGGAAAATGGTATTATAGAACTGAAACCAAAAGAATATCCGGCGGAACAATTGAAGTTTAACCCGGAACCGGAACCCGCAAAGACCAAAAAGGTAAAAAGGGAAGTTTTAGTTCACGGCCCGAAACCGATATTTACACCGGATGCAGAGCCGGAAAACAAGGTTGCAAAATTGTTAAATGAAACAGACTTTTAAATTATGAACGAAAAAAAAATGTGCATTGATTGCGTGGATTATCCGGTATGTTGTTTGTCCGGTCGTTGTGCTGATGATGAACCGTGCGAGTATTTCCAAGAAGAAACCGACCCGGAGGAACCGGGAAACAATAAGAATTAAAAATTATGAGCGAAAAAAAACAAAATGTTATGCCGATTCCTACAAAGGAAAAGTTTTCATTATCGAAAGTAAAGTTATTGAAAGATGGCGGGTTAGACGTACATTATGAAGTAACGGAAGTTGTCGGAAATGAGAGTTACACGAACAAATACCATGTATTGAGTGCAAAAGACATACACCCGGATTTGCGTCATTTGTTTAATGATTTGCGCCCGATTATGGGACGTGTATTCAACATAACGTCATTTAAAACCATGATGGCAACGCCGGAGTTTAAAGCAACAAAGGAACAAACAGATATTGCAGCCGCATTTGCGGAAGAATGTTTGGACAATATAGAGGTTAGGGGCGTTTCTTTGTCCGGGCAAGATGATAACGTAGGCGTCGTTTTAACCGGATTGTTTACCATATCAAACAATCAGAAAACAGCAATCAATACCCCACGAATGAAATATAACGTTGAAACGTTCGGTTTTGAGGAAGAGTTGGAAAACATTGTTTGCGATATTGAAAACGAGGTTTACGAATTTCTGTTTGAGGGCAAAAAGGCGCAAATGGATTTGTTCGGGGCTGATGGGGAACCAAACCCGTTAGTTTACGAAAATGATGCAGACAACGAAAATGAAAATGATATGTTCCCGGAAATGGCAGCCCCGGCGGACGATACAGACAATATGTAATGGAGCCAATATTGTTGACCGAGCGTTGCGAATATGAATATTGCGTTGCACGTGGTTACGAACCGTTATTGGATATTCGTAATTTTCGGTTAGATATACGGTTGCGTGTTGAGTTACAACGGGAATTGTTCGGGAATTGCGTTTTAGGACGTGGCGACATTCCCGTTGCCAACCAACGGTTTTTCCGGTGGGTTTGGGAACATAAGCCGCACAGATGCGAGGAATGTTTAAAGCCGTTACGGAATTATTCCGCCGTTTATTGTTCGCATATATTGACCCGTGGAGCGTTTCCCGAAATGGCGCATGATGCAAGAAATATAAATATACTATGTTTTGAACATCATTCATGTTGGGAGAATGGGGATAAAACGAAAATGCGTATATATCCGGGCAACGTCCGGATTATTGAATTGCTTAAAAACGAATACAGAAGTTTGAAAATATGAGGACGAAAAAAAGAACACCAGATTACGGGGCAATTTCCCGCCGTTCAATCCAAAATGATTTTAAAAGGGTACAAAGGTACCCGGAAAGGGAGAAACGCCCGCAAATCGAAAATCCGCCCAAAATAAATGCAGAAAGACGGGTTTTGTTTGTTAGTGAAAATTCAGCATATTACCGATACCGTTCTTTTTTCGTCGGTAAATTGGTAAGACTAATAAAACAATCAAACGTCGGCGGTTGGATAGTTGGATTTGTTTACGACGACGACCGGAAAGCGATAAATCATGCCGCCGGATGGTCGGATATGAAAAAAGAATATTTGTTGGATGGCGTAAAATTTAAGTAGATGAAAATCAAAAAACAAACCGGATATAAAATTGTATTTTATACGTTCGTGGCGTTAACGGTTGCGTCATACATTTGGACGTTATGGAGTATTGGAAGTTGGATTTTTAAAGCTATATTTCTATGAGTGTAAACAAAGTTATTTTAATGGGTTACGTCGGAAAAGACCCGGAGTATAAAGATTTCGACAACGGCGGTTCGGTTGCGCAATTCACGTTGGCGACAACTGACAGAGCATTTAAAACGGCAAATGGTACAGAAGTACCGGAGCGCACCGAATGGCACAATATTGTTTTGCAAAATGGATTGGCAAAGGTTGCAAAAGAGTATGTAAAAAAGGGCGATAAACTTTATATTGAGGGGAAAATAAGAACCCGCAGTTATGAGGACAACAACGGCGTCAAAAGATACATTACAGAAGTTTACGGGTTTAATATGGAGATGTTGTCGCCAAAGAAAGACGGACAAACAACGCAGCAGGGAGGCGCACCAACACCGCCGCCGCCAATTCCCGACCAAGGCAAAGATGATTTGCCATTTTGAGAATGAGGAACGAAATTAAAATTCAAATCCCGGAGGGTTCCCGGCTGATTGGGTCACGGAAAAAGGGGCGAACGGTTATTTTTTCTTTTGAATACAATAAGGAGGACGCAGCCGTTCCGGAGCCGGAACCGATACGACCAATTGGTTTTGCCCATTACAAGGAACCCGCCGGGAAAGATAAAAAATAAAGTTATGCAGTTTAATAGCAAAGAATATGACCCCGAAAAACACGACCGTTGGCGTGCGTTGACCGTCAAACAGCCATACGCAAATGATTTGGTAACGGCGGCATACAAAGACGAAAACGGCGTTGTTTACGGGCGAAAATCAATTGAAGTTAGAAGCAAAAAAACGTCATACCGTGGCGACGTTCTTATTTGTTCGTCGGCAAAACCGGTTTATCCCGGAATGGAAAGCGGCGTTACTTTGGGATTGGTTGAGTTGTACGACGTGAAGCCGATAAAAGATTTTACCCCGGAGGATTGGGAAAACACCCGAATACCAAAAGAAAAGCGGGAAAAGATAACAAAGGGTTTCGGTTGGCTGATGCGCAACCCAAGACGTGTTGTTGAAATGCCAATTAAGGGGCAATTGGGTATCTATAATCTCGTATATACCAAGGGCGAAATAATACAATACCCCCGGAAAATGGTAATTGACAAAAAGAGTTGGGAACAGATAAAAAAACAGATAGAGAAATGAAAACAATCGGATTCCATATTGGACGTATCGGGTTTTATTTGTATCTGCAAAGTTTGTGGAAGTATAAGCAATTTTATTTGACGCCCGGAGTTATGGTTGAGGGCGTAAAAGGACATGACGTTTATTTAGATATTGAAATTAAATTGCTTTGTTTTTCCGTTGGTTTCCGGCTGATATGGATAAAAACCAAAAGAAATTATTAATTTTGTAATGTAAAATACTAAAAACGTGAGCGATGAAAGAGATAACAAAAATATTGCCATTAAATGAGGCGGCAAAGTTTCAAAAATCCGCAGGCAAATATGATTGCACAATTACGGAATTGGCGGTAATGGGAGCAGGGAAAGCAAGAATTTCAATTTCCGGAACAGAGGAAAATTTGGATTTGTTGGTTAGTTCGATAGAAAAAGAGAATAAAGAAACCACAACCGTTTGAACCCGGACGTGAATACAACCCCGGCGAACTTGCAGTTTACCGGGGTATGGTAATAATTGCGGAAAGATGGGTTAAACCGTCTGATAAACTGATTGAAAATGTTGGCAAATATGTATGTTTGAGTAGATGCGCGTGTTGCGTTATCCATAAAGACGATTGCCCGGCGGTTGGGCTTAAATGCCACAGAACAAGCCGTAGCGATAACAAAGTAATATATTTCAGAAAATTATATAACATAACAGAAAAAAGCGATGGAAAAGAAAAGATTTATCCCGTTTGATGAGGAAACGTTTTTGATGATTGAAGATGTAACGGGAACAGAACCGGAAGTTACAGAGAAAGAAAATTACTTTAAACTTAAAATGTACGCCCCGGACAAAGAGGAAAGAATAATTGAAGCCGCAATATATGCAGTTCAAGGCAGATACTGGAAAAGAATAAAAGACGTAAGGCCGATTAAAGAACAAAACCTTTTGCGTGGTGCAATATTCTTTGTTGAATACGAAAAAGGGGCGGAAAATTTGCCAAATGAGTTGCGCACAAATTTAGGTATGCCGGACGAAACCGCCGGGGATATTTATTGTCGCCGATTGTTAGAAGTTCGTGCATTACCCGTAAAGCGTGATAATTGGGAAAAATTGCAGATTTTTACCGGAGGCGGAACAATGCAGATTCCGAGAACGCCCGGCGGTTTGGCGGTTTATTCATTCCCGACCGAAAACGGCGTAATGTTGGACGTACCGGAGGGAAATTTTATTGTATTGACACCGGACGGAAAATTTGGCAAAATGGATATGCGAATGTTTATGGCTAATTTTGAAGAAAAAGACGCCAATACCGCCGGATTGAACTTTGACGAAAAGCGATTGTTTGAAAAGATGAATAAACTTTTCGGCAAGAATATAGAAAAAAGATTGGGAAAATTAGCCGAGGAATACAACGAATTGTTTGAAGCGTTTGAAAGATATTTAAGCAGGGAAAAAACGCAAAGAGAAATAAACGAAATTAATCCCGGAACGCATGATATTATCGACGAATTGGCGGACGTAAACGTTGTTTTATTCCATATTGCGGCATTATTAGGGTATAGCCAAAAGGAATTGCAGGAAATGGCATATACTAAAATTGCAGGACGTGAGAAAAACCCGGAATTTATGCGCAAACACCCACACAACAAACCGGAAAGCCCGGTTTGCGGTAATATGCAGCAGGAAACCGCCGAACGATACAAACATTTTGAGAACCGTTTTAACAAAAGACTATGACAAACGAAGAAAAAGAAGAATTAAGAAAAAAAGCGTTGTTCCTTACAAATACGGCGTATCTTTTGGCGGACATGGCACATACATGCGTTTTTTACGCTGATGATAAATTAAATCATTTAGGCAAATGCTTTGAAAAGGGCGAAAAAATGAGATTCAAAAAAGCCGCAAAGTTGACAAAAGAAGCATTTAAAGCCGTCAAGGAAATAACGGAACCATTGTATAATATTACCGACGTTGATAATGCGTGTATTGATAGCGATTATCTTTTGGAAGTTATTCAGTTGGTAATAAACAGAACCGACGAAACCGAGGAAAGCAAAACGGCGATGTTGGAATACATAAAGAAGTTACCACAAATTGAACATGTAGAAGTTTAAGCGTATGAAAAAAGATTTTAAACAAGAACTAACCGAACTTATTAATAAGCACGGTTTAGAAAAGGAAATGAGAGATACCCCGGATTATATTTTGGCAGAAATTTGTATTGATGCAATGGCGGTATTTACGGAAGCAATCGCCCGCCGTGACGAATGGCACGGATTCAGAAAGGCAGACGAAAAGAGTTCGCAGGATGCAAAACACAATTACCCGGATGATTGCAATATTTGCAAAGACCGTTTTAAATGTGCTGACTTTATGAGAACGCAACCAATTGCAATTCTGATTCAGCGTTTCAAGACGACAACGGACAAAGAGGAAAAAAACAGCAATCGCCGGATTGCTAAAACAGATAAACGCCGATGCGTCGGGAAAGCCTCAAAATGATATACCGGAAGAAGTAAAAGAAGTTGCCGGAAAGTTGGCAAAGGCTTTTGGCGCACGTGTTGAGATACACCGTATTGAGATACCGGAAAAGAAACGTAAGTTTAGAAAGAAACCAAGAAAGGAGCAAGGCAATGAAACCCGTTGAATTTCCCGGCGTGAATGTAGTATTTGCAAAAGACCAACCGGAATACATGCCGTTACCTGCAATGAAAATCCATAATGACCCGCAGGGCTTATAATTACCAAATGGCAGTTATCCCCGGAAGAATTGGAGAGAGTAAAAGAAACCGGAACAATACATTTGTCAATGCTGACGTTTAACCAACCATTGCAACCCGTATTGTTAACCGTAGATTTACCAACAGAAAAATAATAAAGTTATGGATAAAGAAACATACGTAAAAAGAATGGCAGAATTAAACCATATAAGGGAAAAGGCTTTGCAGTTTAATGATAAAGAAAGGGAAAAAGCAGTAGAAAGCTATAATGCTGCAAATTGTCCTTTCAAGGTAGGCGAAAAAGTTATATTTACCCTAAACAGAAGCGGAATAATTGAAAAAATATATGCAAATGATTATGGAGATTTTTCGTATGATATAAGAACCATAAAAAAGGACGGGGAACCGTCAAAGATAATTATTCATACAAATACATGGGACAAGATATATAAGGCATAAAAAACGCCCCGGAATTATAACCGGGGCTTTGCCGTTTAGGTACCGGAACGAAAGAAAGCCAAAATAAGGCCCGTAGGGCGACGAAAATACAAAAGACAATAAAAGTATCAAGGAACAAACGAAACCCGCTTAAAACGAAAATTCCCCGAAAATAACAAGCAAAGGGAAAGAGACGTTTGAGAGGAAAGCAAAGTAAATTGTTTTGCTGTTATAAAAAGGTTAGAAAAATGGAAGCGAGTAAAAGACAAAGGGGCGGACGCCCGAAAATGTGCAAACGAACAAAAGACCAAAGGGAGTTTGATTTGGCTTTTTGTTCAAATCTGTTTTTACGTGGTTACACGTATAGGGAGATTTCGGAAAGACTGAATGAGGAAAACGCCCGGCGTGGCGTCGGTTATACCATAACAAAACAAATGGTATATTGGGATATGCAACATTTGCTAATTGAGTGGAAACGTGAACGTCTGGAAAATATAGACGATTACGTTACGCAGGAATTGCGAAAGTTGGATAAAATGGAGGTTGAATTGTGGGAGGCGTGGGAACGTTCAAAGACCGGGAAATTGCGAGAGAAAAACAGACAGAACGCAAAGCCCCGTAAAGTGTTGGAGGATGGCGACAACCCGGAATATTACGGGTATGAGGAAACCACAACGGAAACGTCCACCGGAAACCCCCGGTTTTTGGATTTGCTTTTGAATGTGCAGCAACGCCGGGCAAAGATGTTGGGATTTGATGCGCCAATAAAAGTTGATATACCGGGAATAAAAGAAAGTATAAATGGCGATGCACCGAAATACGATGTATCAGCAATCCCGGACGACCTATTGTTTGCGGTCGCCGATAAATTGCAAACAGCAGAATATAAAAAACAATTAGCAGAAAAAGGAGTAATTGACGATGGTACGAACAACAAAGAATAATATCAAGAAAAAAGATGAACCGAAACCCGTACACACGTGCGGGAGTTGTGGTTGGGGTAAATATTATTACGACCATTCAAATTTGGATATGGACGGGAACCCAATTTGTTTAAAATGCCCGTTTGTCGAAAATCGCAGTATAATACGTTCGGAAAAAGCGTGCGACAAATGGAAAATGAAACAATAAATTGGTTGATTTTTAAGATTCCCGGGTTTTAAGTCAGAAAAAATACGGGGGTAAGACAAAAATATATGGTATATTTTTAAGAATTAAACAAAATGGATAAAGAACAATT